GTATATAAAATGAACCCGGACATAAAGAAGAATCGGGTGGAAAACCTGGACACGACGGTTTTTTATAATCTCATTTGGGTGATGGCAAAGAATGCGGACAAGTCCATCCCGGAGCCGGTGGAATGGTTCGATCAGTTTGAACGGTTCCCTTTGGAGGACGTATTGCCGACCGTATTCGATCTCTTAAATGGAGTGATGGGCACGAAAAAAAAGCCTCCCACCTACCGGCAAAAACGGAACCAATAAAGACGGAAACATTCTTTCTCTTATGCAAACAAAGCGGGTTGCAGTGGGAGGATTTGGAGGAAATGACTATCGGCATGTGTCTGGACTATGCCGAGGAGTACATTAACCTCCACAACCCGAAAAAACGGAAAGCACCCGCCCGGCGAGCAACGCAGGCGGACTTTGACGCCTTTTAAAGGCAGGTGAAAACATGGCAAAACGGATCCAAGGTATTACCATCGAGCTTGACGGCGAAACAAGGCCGCTACAAAAGGCGCTGGCAGATGTCGATAAGCGTAGCCGCGATCTGCAAAAGGAGCTGAGAGACGTTGAGCGCCTTCTGAAATTCGATCCGAGCAATACCGAAGCGCTGGCACAAAAACAGCAGCTTTTAGCGGAACAAGTCCAAGCCACAACCGAACGGCTGAACCGCCTGCGGGCGGCTCAGCAACAGGTTGAGCAGCAATTTAAAAGCGGTGAAATCGGCGCGGAACAATACAGGGCGTTCCGCCGGGAGATTCAATATACCGAGGCGCGGTTAAATAAATTCAAGCAGCAACTGGCCGCACTTGACGATGGCAAGTCGCTGGATAATGTCAAAAAAGACCTAAAGGGCGTCTCTAAAGAGGCCAACGAAGCTCAAAACTCGGTGTCGGAACTGGGAAGCGCGATCGGCGGCCTTGCCGCTGGCGGCGGGATCGCCGGAGCAGTCAGCCAAGCGCTTGACACTGCTGGCCTGCAAACCAAGATTGAAATCTCGATGGAAGTCCCGCCGGAATCGGTGGCCGCCGTGCGGGATGCCGTGGGCGTGGTCACGTCCTACATCGACGACCAAGAGGCGGCTCTGGAAGGGGTCCGGCGTCAGTGGGCGCTCAACGCCGACGCCAGCGACGAGGCGAATGCCCGCATTGTTAAGGGCGCGGCGGCCATCGCCCGGGCCTATGCCGGCATCGACTTCGCTGAATTGATCCAGGAGACGAACGAAATCTCCCGCTCTCTCGGCATCTCGAATGATGAGGCATTGGGCCTGATCAATGCCCTCCTGAAAATGGGGTTTCCTCCTGAGCAACTGGACATTATCTCCGAATATGGGCTCCAGTTGCAGATGGCCGGCTACAATGCGCGGGAAATTCAGGCCATCTTTGCCGCTGGAATCAAAACCGGGACATGGAACATCGACAACCTGCTGGATGGCCTTAAAGAAGGCCGCATCCGGTTGGCTGAGTTTGGACAGGAAGTCCCTAAAGCGGTGCAAGAATTGCTTGCCGGCACGAACATCTCCGCTCAGCAGTTGCAGGAGTGGGGCCGGGCCGTTGCACAAGGCGGAGAGGCCGGGAAGCGGGCCATGGTAGAGGTTGCCCAGGCAATCAATGGCGTAGACAACGAGACGAAAAAGAACGCCCTTGGAGTGGCCGTCTGGGGCACGATGTGGGAGGACCAGGGTCAGGCGATCATTGACACGATTCTGGGCGCGAAGGATCAGGTTGTGGACTTGACAGCGAACCAAAAGCAGTTGAACGATGCTGTTTCCCGGCTTGATCAGGATCCCGCCGTCCAGTTTTCCCAGGCGATGCATGAGCTAAAAGTTGCTATGGGGCCTATTCTCACCGTCATTGCCGACATCATCAGCAAAATTGCCGAGTGGATCCAAAACAACCCCGAACTGGCCGCAACCATCATGGCAATTGTGACGGCAATCGGGATTTTGATGGGGATATTCTTGGCGCTAGCACCTATTATCACGGCCATTGCGGGACTTGCAACAGCGCTTGGCGTAAGTTTTGGAGCCGTAGCGGCACCTGTCTTAATCGTCATCGGTGTGATTGCCGCGTTGATCGCGATCGGTATCGCCCTTTGGCAAAACTGGGACACCATCAAGGCAAAAGCGGCGGAGATTTGGAATGGTTTGGTCGAGTTCTTCAAAAGTTTCTTCGAGTCAGTGAAGGCGACGTTCGAGAATGCCCTGAACTGGATTGATTCCGTTACCGGTGGCCGGTTTAAATCCGTAACAGACTTGATCCGAAACTACATGAATATGGCATGGGAGAACCTGAAAATAGTATGGGATTTTATTAAAAACACCTTCCGGAACGCGCTGGATTTCGTCAAAGCCCTTGTTTCTGGCGACTTTGAAGGGATGAAAAAGGCGATCAGCAACCAGATGGAAAACATCAAATCCACGATCCGGCGTATCTGGGACAACATCAAGGAGTTTCTCCGAGGCATTAACTTGAAACAAATTGGCCGCGACATCATCCAGGGCCTGATAGATGGGATCGTGAGCTTGAAAGACAGGGTTTTGAGAAAAGCTCAGGAAATCGCGAATGGGATCAAGAGTCGAATCGAAAAGGTTCTGCTGATCTCCTCCCCGTCCAGGGTCATGATGGGCTTGGGCGAAGACACCGCCGAAGGGTTCATCATTGGGATGCAGTCCCTAATGGGNGANATCCGGCGGGTATCCGATCAGATGGCCGGCGCGGTTACGTCGTCCGCAGAGCCGACCAGGTCGCAAACCGGGGCGGAAAGAATAAGCCCAAACTGGACGATCAATATACACGGCGCGCCGCAGTCTGCCCGGGCGATGGGCCGAGAAATGTTGCGGCAGCTACGCATCTACGAAAGTTTGCGCCGCAGGGGGTGATACCTTGGCAACGATCACTAAAGTAATGTCCTTTGAAAACTTGTTAAAGAAGAACGCATCATTAGGGAAGGATACTGACGGCGACGGAGTAGTGGATGGTTGGAGAACCTTTGGATCTGCAAGTGCTACCACTTCTTGGCTATTTGATGAAGAAGAGCCCGCGCAGATGATAAATATCTCTGAAGCTGCGGATATCGCAAATGCGGCGATTGAGTATGAAGAATATATTCCTGTAACTGAAGGCATTGAATATACCTTTTCNGCTTTTACGAAGATTACCGGAGAATTACCTGAAGGAAGCGGCGCCCAATTAATTATTATGTGGTTNGATGAGGCATCCCCNATTGGTTTNATNGGNGCCGATGAGTCAGATATCNATACCNNTGAAGAATTTATTCGGCATAGCGTTTCAGCGGTTGCNCCCNCTGGCGCCCGATATGCAAAAGTGCGCATTGCCTTCATTTGTTCATCGGAGGAAGCGAGCGGAATCTTATGGGCGAAATGGGCGCAATTTCAGGAAGGGCCCATGACCGATTATGAGGATACCGATTTTTTCGAAATAATTAATCCGGCTGGTGACGCAACCGATAGCTATACGTATGGATGGGAGAAAGTTACCTCAAAGAAATATGATGGGGTATATGCTTATAAAACCGCTTCAGAAGGGCAATATCCGACAATTGCCCTTCGTTTCCGCACTCCGCCGAATGCGGAAAACATTCAGATGTTTGTCTGGGTGGATCTGTCCGAAATGGCAGAAGNTGACCGCCTCGTTGTTTTCGACGGCGGGGCTATTTTAGCTTCTGCACCGCCCGGTCCGATTGGATTTAGTATTATTACTGAGGACTTCAGGCGCGGAGAAGTATTTCTAATGTTTCAGCTTCAGCGCGCTACGCCAGGGGTTGGGCATGCCTATATAGATAAGTTTGCGGTGGTATGGGATGAAGTGGAGCCGAACCCGGCCCCGGAAGTGCCGCAAGCTGACCAAGTGCATATCATCGATTTTGAATCCGACGAATATGATCCTTTCTTTCAAGTCCAGGAAAAAGCCCTGGGCTATAATTATGGCTTCACCCGCCGATATGAGTATAGAAATTCAGGGTTTTATTCTTTTGGAGTAAAAGATGAGGATGTGAGCGTTTACTATCCTGAAAATGGTTCGCCNCCGACNATCCCTCAAGGCGAAAAGGCCGGGTGCTCCTTTTCTTTTCGAATCCCTATAAGTGCGTNGAATCCCGCTTTGGAGCTATATGCGCGCTTCGACGCTTCNCCGAATGGAAATACCGCTAGAATCTTCATCAATGGAAATGAAGTTTGGAGCGCGAACGAAAGAACGGAATGGGAAAGACTATTTTTCCCGTTAGCAGCGGGAACTCATTATGACGTTCTAGTTGAATATGAAAAAGAAGAAGGGAGCGGCAATAGCTATACCGATTCGGTCTATATAGATGATATTATTGTTCGGTTCGACACCCCGAAAAAAACGACTCTATATGCCGCTACTGCTCCCAAAACCGA